TAAGGGAGTTACTGAATCATCAACAAGTAATATGAACAATGGTGCTTTAATATTTGGCACAATGGACTCAAATACCGCTGTACAAGAACGTATGAGAATAACAAGCGGTGGGAACGTAGAGATAAACACAGGCTCAATAAAAACAGGAGAACCAGATACAGGATATGGAAGAGCAGCAGTTAAGATAGGAGCAAGACAATCTGGAACGGCAACCGACTCAGGTGGTTATATTCCTATCAGCATAGACGGAACAGTTTACTTTATTAATTTATTTACTTCAACACCTTAATTATGGCATTAGAAACAAAATGGGTAGTATCCCAATTAGACACCGCACCAAGCGAAGATGGTTTAACCGATGTAGTTAAGACAGTACACTATCGTTATCAAGGGCAAGACGAGCAATATTTTGCAGAAGTTTACGGAACAATGGCTTGTGCTACACCTTCGGCAACCGACTTTACTGCTTATGCAGATTTAACTTATTCTAAAGTAGTTGAATGGTTAGCAGATGGCTTAGATGACCACGCTTTAGATAGTAACCTTGAGGCGCAAATCGAAAACCAAAAAAACCCACCGATTGTAAATTTGCCTCTACCATTTTCAAATCCTTAATATATCTTTACAAATAAAAACAACAAACTATGAAGTACAAACAACTACTACAATTAGTAAGCAGCATCAATGTCGTAATCGGCAACCAAGAAACAAAAGTTCAAAAGAAGCTTTTTAAAATCTACGAGAAGATTAAGAAGCATCACGAGGACTACCAAGCCGAAGTTGAAATTTTGCGATTAGACAACGCACAGACCGATGACAAAGATTGCTTACTATTAGATGACAAAGGAAATTACAAGTACTCAAAGGAAGGTATCAAGAAGCTGACAAAAGATATTGATGCGCTAAATGATAAAGTATTTGACTTTCAAATAATTAACGTAGTTAATCCAGAAGGCTTAACCGACTTCAATTTCTTAGAAGATTGGACAACGGGCATAGAATTTAACAAACAAGAAGAAGAAGAATTATAATGGCAAATAACCACCAAGCAGACCAATCAACAATCGTTAGCGTAGTAAGTGCTATTTTAAGCCTTACTTCTATTCAACCACTATTCACATTGTTGGCGAGTTTGGTGGCTATTGTTTCTGGTGTAATGGCTATTAGATACTATTACAAAATGACCAAAAAGCTTAAATGAGATTAATACTATTAGCTTTATTATTGACATCTTGCGCTTCAGTTAAGAAGTTTGAAAAGAGATTTGATAGCACGGGGACAACTAAGATTGACTCCGTGCATCTTACTTTTTATGATAGCGTTACCAAAATTATAGAAAAGGAGCAGGTATTTACTAAGACCATTACAATCTACGATACAGTGCGCATCTCAAAGGATAGCGTTATTGTAGTGCCAAAGGTCGTAACTAAATGGGTGTACGAAACAAAAGAGAAGGAAACTAATAACAACCTGACTAAAAAAGATACAATAGCGTTTAATCGCACGGAAAGTACTCAAATTTCGATTGTAGATAAAAACAAGGTAACTACTCAGAATAACTTTTGGAAGGCTCTAATAGGGCTAATAATAGCCATTGTATTAATTTTAGCTTATTGGAATAGATTATGGAAGTAAACAAAGCAGGTCGTGACCTTATAAAGAAGTTCGAGGGGTGTAAGCTAAAGGCTTATAAATGCCCTGCTGGTTTATGGACTATTTCGTGGGGTTTGACTTTTTACCCTGACGGAACAAAGGTTAAGGAAGGCGATGTTATTACGCAGCAACAAGCTGAAGATTATTTTAACGCTATTGTAGATGACTTTGCTAAAAAGGTAGATGCGTTAATTAAGTCAAATGTGAGCGACAACAATTTTTCTGCATTAGTTTCGTTTGCTTATAATGTGGGTATGGGCAACTTTCAAAGAAGCACTTTGCTTAGAAAGGTAAATGCTAACCCTAAAGACAAAACTATTTTGGCTGAATTTAAAAAGTGGACAAGGGCAAATGGAGAGGTGCTTAAAGGTTTAGTGAGGCGGAGAGATGCCGAAGCAAAACTATATGAGCAACTTTAGAACTATATTAGTAAACTTACTATCCGACGAAAGCAATAGCATAAGCCATAAACGAGTAGTGGCTATGCTTGGTAGCTTATGTCTTTTTATATCATTGTTCTTAAACATAATATTGAAGATTAACCCAAGCGACAAGTTAGTAGATGCGGTATTGTATTTAACGCTTTTTGCTATGGGTTACACTACAATAGATAAATTCAGCAAAAAATAAATAATGCTAAAATCAAAACGCAAACGACTTTACTTTGATATTGAGGTAAGCCCAAACATCGGTTTCTTTTGGACTTCTGGATATAAACTAAACATAACAACCGAAAGCATAATTAAGGAACGAGCAATTATTTGTATATGCTACAAGTGGGAAGATGATAAAGAAGTTTATGCTTTACAGTGGGATAGTAAACAATGCGACAAAAGAATGTTGCAAAAGTTTATTGAGGTAGCAAACACGGCTTCAGAAATTATAGGTCACAATGGCGACAAGTTCGATATGGCTTGGGTTAGAACAAGATGCCTTTTGCACGGCATAACAATGTTCCCGTCTTACACAACTATTGACACGCTAAAGGTAGCAAGGTCAAAGTTTAGATTTAATAGCAACAAGCTTAATTATATAGCTGACTACTTAGGCATTGGCACTAAAATCAAAACCGAGTATAGCTTATGGAAAGACATTGTCTTGCATAAAGACAAAGTGGCGATGGCTAAAATGATTAAGTACTGCCAAAAAGATGTAGTGTTATTAGAGCAAGTATTTAACGCACTTAAAAACCACATCGAACCTAAGACACATTACGGAGTTATATTTGGAGCTGATAGAGGTAGCTGCCCTGAATGTGGTAGCGATGAGTTAATTATTGCTAACAGGAGAACAAGCTCAACAGGAGTTAAAAAGGTACAACTACAATGTAAAACTTGTTATAAAATGCACACCAAAACAGACAGATAATGAGTGACAGTAAAATATTAGCAGCCGTAATAGAAGATATGCGTAGACGTGAACTTGTAGGGAAATCAAAGTACGGAACTACAATGGACAGAACTGATTTAAACACAGGTCAATGGATAACGCATCTAAAGGAAGAGCTGGAAGATGCCCTGCTTTATTTAACCAAACTTGAACAAATACACAATGCGCCTCAAGAAGATATTTAGCTTCGGCAATATTTTAGACCGAGATACCTACGAGCAATTAAGGGAATTAGATTACAAGAACCCTAACTTTAAGGGTTGTGCTGACGAGTTCCAATTCAATCGTGAATGGTGGGTTATGCTTGACCAAGGCGAGATAGTAGCTTACTGCGGTTCTATTTACTCTAAAGGCATTTGCATATTTAATCGTGCGTGGGTTAAGAAATCACATAGAGGACAAGGCATACAAAGGCGAATGATTAAGACCAGGTTAAAGGCTGCATCTACCTTTTGCCATATAGCTATTACATACACAACCTTAGATAACTTCCCAAGTGCTAATAACCTTATCTCGTGTGGGTTTAGGCTTTACTTACCCGAATATTCATACGGGGGTTACGATAAACTTTACTTCCAGAAGTTGCTATAATGTTTCACTTTAGTACAACAAAAGGTAGTAATACTACTACTTTTGGCTGCATTTTACTTCCGACTTTGGCAAGTTATACCTTTACTTTTTTTACATATTGTAAGCATATAGCTTTACTTTTTGTACGTTCTGATGTACAAAATATGCTATAAACTGCACAATTTGATGTGCTTTTATCCTATATAATACCCATTATTTGCAACAATGATGCAAAAATAATTTTAAAATATTTTAATAGTTTTGCACTTTGTATTGTGTATTGTTGTATATTTGTGTAAACAAAACACAAAATGACACATTTAACCACCTACCAAATGTTCCAATATCAGCGATACGGGAACATATTAATTGACGGGAGCAGGACTACATCAAACCCTTATGACCCTGCCTTATTGCCTAAAAACTACGATTACGAAGATGACGATTACACGTTTACTCGTTGGGTAGAAAACAATGCAGAACTTGAACTTTTAAAAAACGAAGTATATGAAGATTGAATTTGTAAAAGAAACTAAGCCAGACGGCACAATTTTCTACTATACTTTAGTAGATAACAAATACGATAGCGCAAGTATGTACTTGGAATATTCACAAGCCTACGAGTACTTTGTAAGCCTAAAGAAAAGACAAGAACCCATTATCGAAATTTTAGAACACTATAACATAGACATACAAAACAAATAATATGAAAACTGCAATACAATGGTTAAAGGAACAATACATTGAACGTGGCGAAACTTTGCCATTAGGTGTATTTGAAGAAGCTAAAGAAATGGAAATAAAACAATTAATAAAAGCACATATAGATGGGTTTGACCATATAGTAGCTGAGTTCAAAAAGCAAGAATATGCAGAACAATATTTTAACCAAACATTTAAAAACCAAACCAATGAGCCTAATTAAAATTCAACAGGAACTAAAAGCACCTAAAAACCAATTCAATGCTTTTGCTAAATACAAGTACAGAAGTGCAGAAGATATTATTGAAGCTGCAAAGCCTATCTGCCATAAGTACGGCTACGCTTTAATGCTTAGTGATGAGGTAATAGAAGTAGGCGGTCGAGTATATGTAAAGGCTACGGCTTGTTTAAGTAACGGAGAAGATAATATTACCTGTACTGGTCTTGCTCGTGAAGAGGAAAATAAAAAGGGAATGGATGCTTCACAGATTACAGGGGCAGCAAGTTCCTACGCTCGTAAGTATGCTCTTAACGGATTGTTTGCAATAGATGACACTAAAGATGCAGATGCTACTAATGAGCATAAAGACGAGGTAAGCGAAGGACAAAAAGCATTCTTGATTGAAGCACTTGATAAAACAAAGTTTACTCAGGAACAAAAGTATAAGGCTATCGAAAAAATCAATGCCATCAAGAGTTTAGACGAATTTAACAAGATTAAAGAAACAATAAAGAAAAGCTAATGAAAACTGCAATGGAAGAACATTTTGAATGGTTACAAGAAAATCAATTATACTTTGGTATACCTATTGAGGCTATTGATAATGCTGAAGATTTACTTGAAAAAGAAAAAGAGCAGATAATACAAGCTTATATAAATGGTTATGGTGTATCTTTTATTGATGGTGATAATAGGAATTTTAGCAGACCACAAGAATACTACAACCAAACATATAACCAAAACAAAAGCTAATGAGGGAACTATTACCATTTGAAAGGCAAATGCTCTTGGCAGAAGTTTACCATTACGCTTGGTATAACGAAGAGGCATACGAGGACTTATTAGCCTTTATTAAAAAGTATGAAAACAAATTAGACAAACCTGTATTTTTTAACCCAATCAATAACAATGACACAGAAACAACAAATCTTGAACCACTTGCTTTCGGGCAAAACCTTGACACCAATCCAAGCATTAACGAAGTACAATAGCCTAAGATTAGCAGCCGTAGTGTTTGAATTAAAACGCAAAGGCTACAAAGTACAAACGGAATTAATTAACGTAGGTACGAAAAAACAAAGTAAATTAGTAGCTCAATATTCAATTAAAAACAAATAAAAATGGAACAAAAAAAATGGAGTACTGGCGGTTGGAAAAAGCAGACCGCTAAAGGAGAAGTAATTAATTTTACAATCAATGATGTTAAGTATTCAATGTGGGTTAATGCTTACAAGACAGAGGACAAACAACCAGATTACAAGATTTATGTAAATGATTTTAAACCTAAAGAAGATACGGAAGGATTGCCGTTTTAATTATGCTAACTAAAAATAGAGATGTTTCAATAAGACAGTTAAAGGAGTTATATTATGCGCAACGTAATACCCACGTTAAATTGCACGAAATGATGCACCAGTTGGGGTTATTAGGGATAGAAGATAACGAGCCTTTAGGTGCGGATATAGGTGCGAGAAGCATCGTTAAATTAGTTGAGGAAGTATTTGAGTGCGATATATCAAGAAGGGATAGGTCTTTACGAACTACCTTTGGTCGAAAGGCTGCGGCTTACTTACTTAGAAGGTATACCAAATTGAACCTTAAAGAGATAAGCGCATACACTGGCACTAAAGACCATACTACCGCAATTCATAACATAAAACAAGCAAACAACCTAATTGACACGGAAGATTGGTTTAAAGACAAAATGAAAAGAATTTGTCAAAAAATTGAAATTATCGAAAATTAGTGTATATTTGCAGTATAAGAAACTCATAGACGAAGTACGAACCGACTATGTGTTTAGTGGTTAAATAATAATAACCCTGATAGTTCGTACCTATCGGGGTTTATTTTTTTATGGCAAAAGACCCAGCGTTTTTATTTTACCCAGGCGACTATGTTAGTGGCACAATGGGAATGACATTTGAGGAAAAAGGAGCATATATGGACTTGCTTATGCTTCAGTTTAACCGAGGTCATATGAACACTCATATGATACAACATACGATAGGACACTTGTGGGAGCAAGTGAAATGCAAGTTTATACAAGATGATGAAGGTTTATGGTACAATGTCAGGCTTGATATTGAGAAGGATAAGCGTAAAACTTTTACTGAGTCAAGGCGAAACAATATGAAACCTAAAGACAAACCCTCATATGAACCCCCATATGAAACGCATATGCAACACCATATGGACTCCCATATGGAAAATGTAAATGAAAATATAAATAAAGATATTAATACTAATAAAAGTAAATGTAGTTTTGAACAAGCTTTTGAATATATGGCTAATAAAATTAGTTTAGATTTAGCTAAGATTGAAGCTGAAAAGTTTGTAAATTACTATACAAGCAACGGGTGGAAAGTAGGGAAAAACCCTATGAAAAGTTGGACACACGCAGCAAATACTTGGATAATAAACTCTAAACAATATGCAAAAGGAACTACAAACAATCACAGAAAACTTAATAAGCACGAACTCGAAGAACTTAGAAATCACAACTACATCTACTCTACTTCCTATGGAGAAGGAGATTTTGACCGCATTTGTAGGGGAAAGAATGAGGAATCTAAACTCTACCATATTTAAACAAAACCTTGTTTATTTGATGCAGCTTGTAGGAATTAACAATCCTGGCGAAGTTAAGTTAGCAATCTTAGAGGATTGGATAAGAACCGAGTATGGTGGCTTTACAATAAACGAGGTTAAAGTAGCGTTTAAGCAAATGGTAGCCAATGACTTTATAGACCACTATCAGAACTTCAGTCCTGCTTATTTTAGTCAGGTAATGGATAGGTACAAGAAAAAAGCAAATGAAGTAAGAAAAATGATGCCACAAGAACGAGTAGAAGCAATCCCACACTTAACCGATTTAGAGATAATTGATTACAGTTACCAAGAGTATAAACTTCTGGAAAACCGAACTTTTGATAGGTTGTTTAACCCATTATCCGTATTTACAAAACTTAATAGTTCAGGCATTAAGGTATGGACTAAAGAAGATGGCGCACTTGCTAAAAATAAACTTATGGAGATTATTACCTACAAAGCTAATAAAATGGACATCATAAGCGCAAAGCAATACCGAGATGAATGGACTGAGCAATGGCTTAAGAATCAGGCTCGAGCAGTTGCAGTAGCTTTATTTTTTGAGGAACAAATTAAACAAAACAAAACAACATTCAAATGAGACACGGCAGTTTATTTAGCGGAATTGGTGGCTTTGATTTGGCAGCAGAATGGTGCGGTTGGGAAAACGTATTTCACTGCGAATGGAACACCTTTGGACAAAAAGTATTAAAACATCACTTCCCAAATTCAATAAGTTACAATGACATCACAAAAACAGATTTCACTATTCACAGAGGAGCAATCGATGTACTCACAGGGGGTTTTCCTTGCCAACCATATTCAACCGCAGGAAAGCAGCTTGGTAAAAATGACGAAAGACATCTCTTCCCAGAAATGCTTAGAGCAATACGAGAAATTCAACCGCAATGGGTCGTGGGCGAAAACGTTCTCGGCATTGTTAATTGGGGGGGGGGATTGGTATTCGAAGAGGTGCAAACTGACTTGGAAGCTGAAGGGTACGAAGTACAAGCGTACATACTTCCAGCTTGTAGCCAAAACGCACCACACAAAAGAGAGCGAACTTGGTTTGTTGCCCACTCCAACACTGCAAGAGTTCACAAACAGTACATTCCCACCAAGTCAAATAAAAAGGCTTCACGTTGTGGGTTATCTTTTGAGAAAAGGGATTTCTCCGCATTCCCTTCTGAACCCCCAATACTTAGAAGAGATGATGGGATTTCCCAAAGATTGGACTCTAAAACCTTTTCTAAATGGAGAAACCAATCTATAAAAGCTTATGGGAATGCAATAGTGCCACAAGTAGCTTATCAAATATTTAAAAGTATTTGTCAATATCAAGAACTTTAGTATAGTTTTGTAATATGACCGCAAACGAATTAACCAAAGAAGCAATAAAGACCCTGAATAAAAACGGGGCATTTGTATGGCGAAACAATAACCTTGCCGTAAGAGGTAGAACATTTATAGGACTTAAAGGAGTTCCAGACGTAGTAGGATTTACTAATCAAGGCATAGCCGTTTACTGCGAAACCAAAGCAATAGGCGACAAACTAAGCACTTACCAAATAGCATTTTTAAATTTAGCAAAGGCATCAAAATGTTTATGCTACATAGCAACTGAGGAAAATGGTAAACTTACATTAACTGAATATGAACCGCAATAGCATTATAATTCAGTTGTGGGATAGCACCGAACTAAAAGATGCTATTAGTAAAATGCAGCCTGAAGAGTTGCAAGATGATTTACGCAGCGAACTATTTAAGGTGCTATGTGAAATGGAAGAAGAAAAGCTAATTGATATGCACAAGCGCAATGTATTAAAGTTCTATTTAGTTAGGACTATGATTAATATGATGCAAAGTAATACAAGCCAATTTTACAGAACTTATAGGAAGCCTTTAAACGCAGAGGTAGAATTACACGATAGAGATGAGGATTTACTTAACCGAGTAGAAATGGAACTAAGTAAACTACATTGGTTTAGTAGCGACCTACTTAGGCTTTATGCTATTAACCATAACTGCAACGCAAAGGAATTAAGCAGGGTAACAGGCATACCTTATATGACAATCCATAGGGTATTAAAACTAACTAAGCGTGAACTTAAAAAACAATTAAGGAAATGAGTATTATATTAACAGAAGAAATACTCTTTAATAAAATAAAGAAATTAATACCTGACTTACAAAATAGGCATCCTTTAAGTTATAGAGATGGTTACAGTCCTAAGTATGATTTATCTATTGAATTAAAATGTAGAAAAGAACATTATAAATTATTAATTATAGAAAAAATTAAGTGGGATAAATTAATAGAACACCCAAATGTAAGATATATAAATAGCACACCCGTAGGCATTTATTCTTTTAATTTAAAAACTATTGAAGCTCCAGAATGGTTTAATAAAATGCTACCTGCGCAAACAGAATTTGCAAACAAAGAAAAGATAAATAAAAAAGTAGGGTTGTTAAATATTGAACAAGCAAAAGAAATAACGGAACTATTAAATAAATAAATATGGTATTAATAATATTAGCATCGATATGCTTTGCAATATTCTTTGTAGAAATACACCAATTCCATAGGAAGTGGAAATTAGATTTTAAGCCTTTTAGCTGCACGAGTTGTTTAGCAGCTTGGACAGGTTTAGTTTTATATTTACTACCTGCAATATGTACAGATGTTATTGCGTTTGTATTTATACCGGGTGCAGTTGCTCCAATGATTTCAAAAATAATGTGGAACTTATGGAAATAGAACATCGCCAATACTTAGACCTGCATAGACCTAATTACGAAATGGTGCAGAACGGATATGTTAGGAATATAGATTTAGACATACTAAAAATGTACGAGCATATTTACCGAAAGTATATGAGTCCAGATTTCATATTGACAGTATGGTGCAGCCATTGTATTTTTGATATGATTAAAAGGCTTTACGAATGGTACGATTTACAACCTAAAAAATAAAAGAATGGCAAACTTTATCCACCCTACCGCTATTATTGGAGACAACGTAATTATCGGAGATGGCAACTACATCGGTGCTTATTGTATAATAGGCGACAAGGCAGAGCATAAGAAGTTCTGGAATGTAGAAAAAGGCAAAGTATACATTGGAGATAACAATGTTATTACAGGACTTGTAACTATTGATGCAGGTACTGAGATAGATACCTTTATTGGCAATAATTGTTTTATAATGAAACACGCACACATTGGACACGATTGCACAATTTTAGACAATGTAACAATAAGCTGCGGTGCTAAGATAGGCGGTCATTGTATTATTGACAATGGTGCTAATATAGGACTTAACGCAGTTTTGCATCAGTTTGCAAACATTGGAGAAAATTGTATGATAGGCGCAAGTGCTTTTGTTAAAGGCGATGCAAAAGCAAATACTAAATACGCAGGAGTACCTGCAAGAGAAATAGGCTCAAACATAAGATAATGAAAGTAGCAATCTTATTACTAACACAAAACAGGCACGACTTAACGCAGCGTGTAATTAACCAAAACTTTTTTAATAGCGGTTACAATGCAGATTGTTTTCTAATAGACAATGGCAGCGACACGCACGAAACGTATAACTATCCGTTTACGGGTTATGACTTATCAAAAGAAAAGAGAGGCATAGCAGCAGGAGTTAATGCAGGTTTAAGAATGACCGAGAACTACGATGCAGTTTGTTTGTTAGCTAATGACATTTTGTTACCTGAAAATTGGTTGTCAAAATGGGTTATGTTTTCGCAACGTGTGTCAAAAACAGGCATTATTGGTATACATTGTGTAGAGGATTTGCCACCCATTGTAGACGGGGTACATAAAACGCATACACCTTTTGGCGATAACTTTATCACTCGTGACCTTATAGACAAGGTTGGTGGGTACAATACGGAGTATGACCCTTACGGAATGCAAGATAGAGATTACGGGGAACGAGCAACGATTACAGGCTTTACTAATTACTACTTGCCAGATATGAGGTCGGAACATATAGGACACGATGTCGGAAACGGCACGGAGTATCGTAGAATGAAAGACGAAAGTTTAGCAAGGGCGCAAAGCGTATGGGATAAATACCAAGACATTTACCACAACCAAAACAATATAAGATGCGAATACTCTGCATAACTTCAGCGAATAGCGGAGTTGGTTTACATAGAATTATGATGCCAATAGTACATTTAGAAAAGGAGTACGCACTTATTACCGACGTACTTAACGACGAAATACTTGAGCAAGGTTGGGATATTGTGTTAATGAATAGAATGCTAAACGAAATAAACGCAACACAAATGGATACTTGGAGAACTAAGTACGGGTTTAAGTTGGTAGTCGATAATGATGACTATTGGAACTTAGAGCCAAGCCATTTATTGTACGAGCGTTATATTTTAAACAAAATACCAGAGCAGATTATAAGCTATATGAAAGTAGCAGACCTTTGCACCTGCACACACGAAAGATTAGCAGCCGAGATAAGCCAATACAATAAGAACGTTCACATATTACCAAACGCTTTACCTTACGGGCAAGAGCAGTTTATGGATAACAAGACCGAAGATATACGGGTAAGATTGTTCTGGAGCGGTAGCGGAACGCACGAAAAGGACATAGAGTTACTAAGACAACCTTTTAAGCGTTTGCAAGGTATGAATATAAGAACTGTAATAGCAGGTTACAATGACGGGGAAAAACCTATTTGGGATAAGATGATAGCAGCCTTCACTTGTGGGCTAAAGCTTAACCCTACAATCTATAACTATGCAAGGGTTACGGAATATATGGGTGCTTATACGGACTCGGACATTTCAGTTATTCCTTTAGTAGATAGCAAGTTCAACGCTATGAAGTCAAACTTAAAGGTATTAGAAACGGCAGCAAAGAAGAACCCTGCTATTGTTAGCTACGTTAATCCTTACTTTGATTTACCGGTACACTATGTAAAAAGCCAAAAGGATTGGTATAAACATATACGAGATTTGGTAAACGACGAGGCTATGCGAAAGGAAAGCGGAGAAAAGCTATTTGAGTTCTGCCAAAAGAAGTATAACTTTGACGAGATAAATTTAGACAGAAAGTATATTTATAGTAAACTATGCCAGTAAAACGGCATTAAAAATAATTTGCATAGTTAAATTCTTTAATTATTAATCAACGGAGAAATTTAATGGGGAAAGTATGCAGAAACACACACAAATTTATTTGCAGGGAATGGGGTATAAAAAAACGGACTTCATTCCTTGCGAAGTGTGTGGCTCACAAGCGGTAGACATACATCATATTGAGGCGAGGGGAATGGGTGGCAGCAAAGACAAAGACACGATTGAAAACCTAATGGGACTTTGTAGAAAGTGCCACATAGAATACGGAGACAAAAAACAATATAAAGAGTTTCTAAAAGACATACACGCAAATAATTATGGCAAAGGGTAATGAGAATAAAAACAAAATTAGCTTTGGTAAACGCAAAAGAGGTTCTGCAAAGAAGTCCTTTAATAAGCACACGCCAAGGGAAAAAGCTTATAGAGGACAAGGTAGATGAGAAAACTAAACGCTATATGGCTACTCCTCACACATAAAGCTTACTTCCTTGCGGTATGTAAGACGGGTAAAAACGGAGACGATATGACCACGATAGGACACTACACCTATGCAATGGCAGAAACCCTAATTAACAAACATATAGCAGACGTAGATACATACCTCGACCAAGAAGATGCTTTAGACGAAGCAAACGATATAATAAACGGCATACTATGATACAAAACGTACCAATCAACACAGTAAAAGCAAACCCTAATAATCCGAGGATAATTAAAGACGATAAGTTTGCAAAGCTCGTAAAGTCAATTAACGAGTTCCCTCAAATGCTAAACCTTAGACCTATCGTAGTTAATGATGATATGGTTGTGCTTGGTGGCAATATGAGATTAAAGGCTTGTAAGGAAGCAGGACTTAAAGAGATACCTGTCATTAAAGCAAGTGAATTAACCGAGCAGCAGCAAAAGGAGTTTATAGTTAAAGACAATGTAGGATATGGCGAATGGGATTGGGATGACCTTGCTAACAATTGGGATGTAGATGAGTTACAAGATTGGGGGTTAGATATACCAGGATTTGTTAATGAGGAAATAATAGCAGAAGTTGAAGAGGATGACTTTGATGTTCCAGAAGGTGGCATTGAAACAGATATAGTTTCAGGAGACCTGTTCGAAATCGGACAACATAAATTACTATGTGGAAGTTCAACAGAAACAGACACCTGGCAAAGATTGTTTGAGAAAGAATTATGTGATATGGTTATGACAGACCCACCTTACAATGTAAACTACGAAGGTGGTACAGGTTTAAAGATTATGAATGACCAAATGACAAACGACTCCTTTTATCAGTTTTTATATGATTTCTATACCGCATTAGGAAGTTATACAAAACCAGGTGGTGCTTGGTATGTTTGGCACGCAGATAGCGAAGGAGCAAATTTTAGACAAGCATTTAAGGACTCAGGATTATTATTAAAGCAATGCTTAATATGGGTTAAGAACGCATTGGTAATGGGTAGACAAGATTATCACTGGAAACACGAGCCTTGCCTTTATGGTTGGAAAGAAGGAGCAGCACATTACTTCACAGACGATAGAACCAAAACAACTGTTATTGAAGATATTGCAGATTACAGAAAACTAAGTAAAAAAGAATTGCTTGACTTAGTTAAGGAGATGACATCAGACAAACAAAAGACAACAATAATACATTGCGATAAGCCTTCTAAAAATGATGTTCATCCTACAATGAAGCCAATCAAACTATTAGCACCATTGATTGAGAATTCATCTAAAATAGGAGAATTGGTAGCAGACGGCTTTCTTGGTTCAGGTTCAACTATGGTAGCAGCACATCAACTTAAAAGAAGATGTTACGGCACAGAACTTGACCCTAAATACTGCCAGGTTATAGTAGACCGAATGATTAACCTTGACCCGACATTAGAAGTTAAAAGGAACGGTCAACCTTATGTTAAAACAGAAGCGTAACAGAATGAGCAAAGAACACTTAATACCATACAAACCAGGACAATCAGGAAACCCAAACGGAAGACCTCGTAAGTATGTAAGCCTACTTAAAGAGCAGGGATATAAACTTGCTGAGATAAACGATACCATACAAGCTATGATGTCAATGGACTTAGAGGAACTAAAAACAGTATGGGATAACCCGAAGGCAACAATACTTGAAAAGACAATAGCAGCAGCTATGCGTAAAAGTTTAGAGAAGGGCAGCCTTTATAGTTTAGAAACTTTGCTTACCCGTGTTTATGGTAAGCCTAAGGAACAAATGGATATTCAAACAGATAACAGGATTGAGATAGTATTTGTAGACGGCAAGACAATTCTTTAATGCGGATAGAACTACCTAACGGACATATAAACCAAAAGAAGATACTTGACTGCGAAGCAAGGTATATAGTTGTTATGTGCGGTAGAAGGTTTGGCAAATCGGAACTCAGTCAAATCAAATGCGTTACAACCGCAATCAAAGGTGGGCAGGTTGCTTACATAACCCCTACCTATAAATTGGCTAAGGTATTCTTTGAGAAGCTATCCAATAGCCTTCCATTCCCTAATAACAAATCGGACTTAAATATTAGCTTTCCTAATGGTGGCAAGGTTGAGTTCTTTACAGGCGAACGCTTGGATAACCTGAGAGGGCGCAAGTTTAACTTGGTAATAGTTGACGAGGCTTCATTTATACCTAACTTGGAAGACGGGTGGCTAAACTCAATAAGACCTACCCTAACCGACTTTAAGGGTAAGGCAATCTTCCTAAGCACACCACGAGGCAAGAATTACTTTTATAGCCTATATAGTAAAGCAGAACCCGATTGGCAAAGCTTTAAATTCACTACATACGACAACCCTTACATAGACCCACAGGAAATAGATGATGCCCGTAGGCAACTGCCAGAGGTTGTGTTTGAGCAGGAGTATATGGCAAACCCTGCCGAGAACGCAGCTAACCCATTTGGTACTCAGTTTATCCGTAATTGTATACACCCCGTAACTACTATGCCGATTGTAGCTTTTGGTATTGACTTAGCGAAGTCGGTCGATTGGACAGTTATTGTAGGTTTAGACGAAAACGGAAATGTGGCTTATTTTGACCGCTTCCAAATGGATTGGCATAATACCAAGCAAAACATCATTAGATTGCCTAAATGCCCTATCCTTGTCGATTCTACGGGGGTTGGCGACCCTATCTTAGAGGACTTACAAAGGGAAGGGGTAATGATACAAGGCTTAAAGTTCACAAGTTCAAGTAAGCAGCAGCTAATGGAAGGCTTACAGGCTGCAATACATCAAGGCAAGATTGGCTACCCTGATGGGATAATCAGCCAAGAACTTGAAATCTTTGAATACCAATATACTGCAACGGGGGTTAAGTACTCCGCACCTTCAGGCTATCACGATGACGCCGTAGTAGCTTTGGCTTTAGCTTGGCAAAACTTCAGCCTTAAACGTGGGACGGGTAGATACGCTTTTCTATAATTGCAACAAGGTTACAAAAATAAATTTAAAAAAAGTTTGCACTTTTGATTGTTGAATGTGTAAAGGTTGTATATTTGATATATCAATTAACCACAAACACAAACACAATGAAAAAAGAAACCGCACAACTTTTAGCAGTATTTTTAGTAGCTTGTTACCTTATTGGGCAACTTCAAGACATCTACGCAAAATGATTTACGCTATCTGCTTCCTGCTTATTGCAACAGGCTTTGTAATGGCAGCCATAACCGATTACACACTAAAACAAAACAATGACCCAACTAAGCAAAGAATACATAGACAAATATTACGCAAGTGAGCCTATTAGCATTATGATGAATAACATTGATGCTACCTACCTTGAGATACTAACGTACTGCAAAAGCAAAGGCTACGAACCTGCCAAGCGCAGATTAAGACGTGAGCCGAGCAGCTTTAAGATAGGCTACTTTGATATTGATAACTACAAACCCGAAACAATATAATTAGAACTATAATTCTAATTGTTTAAAAAAAAGCTATTTAAAAACAATTATTTAATTAAATTAGAAATATATTTCCAAAAACAAATAACCTATGAAAACAATAAAAATATTAAATCAAATCGTTATAAAGTATGAGCAACGAAAAGCTAATTTGAATAGTATAAAAGTAGATGCTATTAAAAGCCAAGTAACAATAACTGGTGTATGGACTCCAAAAACTAATTAACCTATGAAACTATATACAGAAGAACAAGTAAATAAAATTGCAACTCAATCAATGAGTTTTGGAAGTTATGATAACTCCATTACACCAATTGAGATACTTGATAATGAAAACATATACACAGAACAACAAATAAAAGAAACATTAAAAAGAATGGGACTTGATTTGTTAGTAAATGAATTTTTGAAAAAAGCTGAGCCAATAGAATTTAACCAAAACAAATAAACACAATGGAACTACAACAAATCTTTGAAACAACAAAAGAACAACGAGT